TCATTCTTTTAATAGAATCTACCGTATCTAATACATGTTTATTAGCATCTAAACCACGTTCTAACTTTTCTGCCATAACATCTAATTTTAAATCCATTATATCACTTTTTACAAAATTATTATACGCCTCATCCCTAGGTATATAAGAGTACTTAATTTCACTAATCTCTTCTTTTACTTCTTTAACAAGTGTGTCTAATCCGTTGTTTGATGTAATTAGCTCAGTTATTTTATCACCGTGTCGTGTTTGAGTTAAACGTATATACATAACCAAACCCCCTACGGAGGAAATAAAACCTGCTATTTGTAACCATTCAAAAGGACTAAGTACACCCACACTTTACCAACTCACAGCTTTCACAGTAGACACTTTAATTTTACTCTCCACTAATACTTTCTTTTCTTGTAATTTAGTAAAATCTATTTGGTATTTAGCAGATACGGCCAATATAACATTATTAGCTTCAGGTATTGTTAATGTATGAGGTTCGTCACTAATATCAAAAAAAACAACACTATTCAATCCAGCAAGTTCAGCTAAACGTTTAGCACCATCTAATTTTAAAGCAGAATCAAAACCACCGTTATAATTAATACTTGATACAAGTACGGGTTTTTCTGATTCTACTTTGAACATGTTTATCAGTTCTTGTTTTTTATCAACTTTAGCTTTTTTTAATTCTAATCTTTTTATTTCATCACTTATTAAACTTTCATTTAATGTAACTTCTTTTTTGTCTATATCATAAGCTATTGTTGCATTTTTATCTATTACCTTAATGGTAGGGTGTGTATTTCTTATTGCCAAATCTCTCATTTTTATACTCCAATCTCTAGTAGTGTAATCGACGATATAGGTCTATAATAAGTTGCATCGTCTATATCTGTTGCACTTCTATTTAGGTAAAATGTTTGACTACCTTCAATAATACCTTGCACTTTATATGTAGTTGGTGAAGTTGTTGCAGGGCTATCTTCAACAGAAAAACTACTTTGTATTATTGATGTTAATTCCGGTGCAACGAATGAAGAAGACACCGGGTTTCTTGAACCTGCGGTATCTCCTATTCCAACAGGGGTTGCACCTCTAAGTAATCTTAATGCACCTCTTTGGTTTGCAGGACCACCACAATTAGCATCCACCATAACCATTATTTTAGAGGATGCACTTGCAGGTGTTATAGTCGCGGCTAGTCCTGTAATATCAGTAAATCCCGCACTTGAACTAAACGTATCTGTTTTTGATACACTTACAACTTGTAATATTTTACCCTTTACATTATCATCTACATATTTCTTAGTAGCAGGGTGATAATCAGCAGTAGGTGTATAAACTACAGTATTAGCACTATCTAAAAAAGATAATTTCCAGTTAATAGTATCACCTACTGGTGTGTTACCTGTATTATTATTTGTCTTAGATGTATAAGTAAATCCATCTGAAGCAACAACCTGGCTACCTATAAAGTATTCTTGTAAAGCTACCCACTCAGCAATACCTTTTTGCAAATAATAAGATGTGATATAACTTAATGTATGACCCACAGCATTAAACCAACTCATAGCAGGGAAACCATTAGGGTCAACACCACTACCCCATCCATCTTCTGCGTTTGTATTTGTTAAGAGTTCTGTTATATCTGTACTCTCAGTATCCTCACCAAATATTTTTAAATCAGCAGCAACGGCCCCTGAACTAAATATAGGCATATCCTAATTGGGTTTTACAATTTTAGCCATTTTTAAATCCTTATTATAATGTTAATACTCTAGCAAATTTACCCTGACCAAAACCTACAGCATTAGGGTTATTATTAAAGCCAAATGTTTTACTACTGATAATTATAGCGTATTTTACACCTACTGTTTGTGGGCGTGGTATTAAATCAAGAGCAGATAAATAAGTAATTAATCTTGTAGGGTAAGTTTCATCTATATATAACGTCATTGTCATATCTTGATTATCTGATATGTAAGAATCAATACCAAACATAAAAGCTATAGCATCTTGTATAGATAAGTTATCATCAATCATTTTAGCAGTTACTACATTTTTAGTAATTTTAGCTTTTAAAAAGAATCTGTAATCACTATCATTTAATTGTGTATCAGTTAAAGTATCATCAAAAGTTCTAAACATAGGAGCTTCACTAAATGTACCTGTGTTAGCTGTACCGAAACCAAAATAAACTTTAGTTATTACGTCGGGTACAATTCTACCCAACCCTATTATTTTACCTAACATGTCTAATTGTACACCTTCAGCAGTATCTATATCAAAAGCAGCTTCAAAGTCTTGTATTACATCTAAAATATCTGAATACTTAGATGATAAAGCTTCTATAGTTTGACTAGCTTTAGGTAAGTCACTATATTGTAAGATTAAAAGATTAAGATAACTATCAATAAACATCTTTTTATATCTCCGTAATTGCTATCTTAGCTGTAGTTATTAAAAACTTCTCATCATAATCAGCGACTAATTCATCAGCTACATAAGTAATATCATCAGTACTAGCTTTCAAACTTGTAGCTATAAAGTTATTACCTGCACTATACACATAACTATATAATTCAGTGATAGTTAAATCTTCATTAATAAAAAATAATTTCTCTATTAATTTCTCTTTTATTAGATCAGTATCAATAGTATCACCTGGTATTTTAGGTGTTACATCTAATTGTAAATATATTTCAGATTCAGTAGGTCTATCAAACTTCACATCATGAGTGTGTTCACGTATTGTATTATCAGAACGTGTAAACTCTTCAATGTATGTACCTATTACTGAACCCTTCCAACCAGCACCTGCTGTTTTTTCTTTAGCTTGTGCTTCATATATATCAGCAGCTAAACCACCTTCTACAATACACCACAATGTATGTGCATTTATATCTCTAGGAGCATCATAACTACTAGTTTGATTCTCATATACTTTAACATCAATAACATTATCTAAACCCAATAAACGAGCTAATATACTACCTACTGTACTATATGCAGGTTTCTCTAAACTTCTATCTCTTCTCTGTTTAGCTTCTACATCAGTTTCTTCATCCATACCTACTGACGCAACTAAAGGATTAGTAACATCTGTTACTTGTGTTAATATAGTACCTTGTGTTGTTATTGTATCTGCTAATGCTTGTATACTGCCCCAATCAGCAGCTTCAAATTCAACAGCTGTAACACCTGCAGTAATAGTTTCAGGTGTTACTATATTCCAACTTTGCCCTAAATCATCAAGTAATGTATAATCTTCTAATAGGTCTACTGTTGTACTAGCTGTGACATTCACAGACACTGTAGACTTAGTAGCTGCACCTTTTTTTATAGCACTTAGTTTTAATATCTTATCAAGCTCTACACCTACAGCATTATCTACATCAAAAGAATTATACAATTGTAATAGTGCTGTTTGTATATCAGCATTAAGTTTACTGTATATAGCTATTATTTGACCATCAGGAGTATCAGCATCTAATATAATATCAGCACCATATATAAGTTTAAATTGCTCAGATAGATAAGTAAATATATCATCTAAATCATCAACAGTAAGTCCATTACGACCTAATTTAAGTGCCATATACCCCAACCTCTTCTAATAAATTTGTATTATATATTGTGTCATAATCAATTAGTATTATAGCGTTTCTTCTATCATTTTGCACTAAAGATACATCATTTACTCTTTGTACCCCTTCAGTCTGTTGTACCACTCTTCTCACTTCTTCTATTACTAGACTTTCATTATTTTTAATACCTAATATATTTAACCAGTCTATCTCTTTAGTATTGTCTAAAAAATAATCATTCTTAAAAGATTTTAATCTTGTTGTTACATTTTGAGATATCTCTTTATCTTTAGTTATGTAATTACCCAAACCTTGGCCGAAAGTCCAATCATGGTTGCTATCTATTTTACGTACTGACATAATTAAAATCCTTTCTATACTATATCTGTAATGATACCATTTTTTACGGTAACTGTCTTAGCATCACTAGTAGTAAAACTACCTGTGGCACCACTGTCTGAACCAGTTTTATATAAAGTAGCGGTAATATTATTTACAATAGCGTCACCTACTAATGTATAATCACCTGTATGTTCTATATTACCTTGTACTTTTTCATGACCTGTTGGTATAGTTATTGCATTTGTAGCATTATTAAGCCCAACTATAGCTATAGCATCACTATAGTCATGCATCCTGTATTCTCTAGGGCGTTTGTTATCTGATCCTAAATACCAGTCATCTATACAACGTTCGCTAAAAATTAACAGCGCTGTGTCACCCACACTTATAGGCATGATACGATAATTAGAACCGCCTTGTAATGTAAAAATAGGTATCTCAGCAAACTCAGGTAACTCTACTTCTACATCACCTATAACTCTTTTAAATACAGGTTTAGCACTTATAGTAGCTCCAGTTATCTTAGTTACTTTTGCTATTGTTGCTGTATGTGTATCGGCTAATGCTTCATCTATTGCTTTTTTTATTACGAATGTCAAAGAATCTAATTGTTGTCTATTCATGATACAACCTTAAACCCTGTACTTTTACGCATATATAAAGTTTGTTTCCAGTCTTGACCTCTATAATCACCTGCATATTCTATAGTATCTACTCTATATAAATCATTTAATGTGATGATATCGGATATTAATTTTACTTGACCACCACACTTTATAACTGGATTCATTAAAGTTTCAGCTATTATAAAAGTTTCTTGTTTTAAAGGTGCATTTAATAAACCTGTATCACTAGATACCTCTACTGTGTAATCACTTAATAACTCATCTTCTTTGATCACGTTTAATTGTTCGTTGTCTATAAAAAAAGTTTCATTATCTTTTAGATTTTCTTGTATTAAATTAGCAGTAGACCCTACTAAAACTTTAGGTCTTACTCTAGTACCAAGTGTAGTTATCTTACGTTTATTTGTATTATGCATATCTTTTAATAATTCTTCTACAACTGGTATACCCGGTGCTATTGTTTTACTGGTAAAGCTATTTCTAAAATCAAACCCACCATCTTTACACACTAAAGTAGTTATATAGTCCGGTCCAACCTTTGTACTACCTGCCTCATATATATTACCTATAAATACATCTACTAGATCATCATAACCTACTTGTAATATTAGTTGTAAATAAGAATCATTACCACCCTGTTGGGCTTTATCTTTTATTAATTTATTTCTCTTGTCTCTATTTAGGTTGTAAACTTTTAACTTTAACTCATTAACATCAGATATTATAGTTTTCTTACCTTCAAACTGTATACGTAAAGGTGGTTTTATCTCTACTACATCAGTAGCACTAAACCGTATATATAATCTATAATCTCTATTAAATCTAAATGACATCATAACCTCTTAACTCTTTTACATCTTCACGCTCTAATAAAAACATGCTAATTCTTGATGTAAAATCATCTTGTTTAAAAGGTTCTATGTCTGTTTTTTCATTCTCTTTTAATACAATATCAAAAGGTTTATTGAACTGTTTTAATAAAGGTGAACCAGGTACTAATCTAAAACCGTTCACTAAAGGCCCTTCTCTAAAAACTATATCAATAGTCCAACATTCTATAGTAGGTCTAAACTTTAGAGTTAATTCAATAGTAGTATCTTCAAATAAAATAATAATTTTTTGTTTAGGCCCAGTACCTACAGTTATTTGTTTCATTTTAAAGCCTCTAATAATGCATTTGCGAAACTTTGATCCACATCTTTAGTTTGTTGTGTACCTTTATCCGTTAACGCTGCTCCTTGGGACGTAGCATCACCACTAGCATTGAGTTAATTGTATCAAGGTAGTTTTAGCTTCTACTATTGTTTGTAATGTTATTGTAAAATTATAATTATTCGTATTTAGTTTATTAGTGACAAAAGAAGTAATAGCCATATTTTTAAATATCTTATCTATACACTCAACATCTAAAATACTACTACTTTCATACACAGTATCAAAAAACTCTAAGAACTTAGATGTTATGGATTTATCAGCTTGTTTATCTGTAAAGAAGTCATATAGTTGTGCTCCTTTTTTTATAGCAGTATCAGCAGCAATATAATAATCATTAGCAGTAGCTAACATCCCATTTATCTTACTTATTTGTGTTTGTGTTCTACCCGGTAAATAATCTTGTATGATACCTATAGGTGGTACTAACCCTTGTAATAGTAAAGGTTCAGGTGTCTCTATAAAAATATCAGCAACCTCACCCGATATCGTAATAGTAGTAGGGTTTTTAATAATATGGTCATTTATTGTACTTCCATTTTCAACAGGATTAGCAGTAACAGTAGCTGTTTTAGTAGCACCTTCTGATGTACTTGCATAGAAATAAAATCCACCTATTCCTATTTTTTCATACTCACTATCTATTAATGAATCAGGTGATATAGTTTTTAGGAATTTTTCTATCATCTTCCACCTTTACCATATTGAAAACTTGCTTGTTCTAGTTGTGTTTTCAGTGCTGTACTAACTGCTTGACCTGCAGCAATAGGGTCGTTAGATTTTACATCTATTTTAATATCATTTGTCATAGTTTGAGTTGTATTGTTACTAGACTGTGCTGCCAAGGGTTGTAATAAATTATTAGTAGAACCCCCTATCAAATAATTAGCACCTTTAAACAAACTATCTATTGTTTTGAATATACCAATATCAACAAGTGAGGTTATAGATGATATGGTTTCTTTTATACCATTAAAAAGACCTAACCATAAATCAAATGCATCAGTCATGGCCATTACTATATCTAAATCAAAAGTATCTTTAAAGAATGATGCAATAACAGATTTACCACCTTTGAAGGCAGTTATTAAATCTTCAACAGCTATAAACACACTTGCTATACCTGCCACTATTAATGTAAAAGGGAATGCAATCGCTATAGCTGCACCAAACCCCATTAATATAGGTTTCCATCCTATAGTAGCTTTTACCAATGTATTAAAACCACCTATCAAATTACCTATACCGTCAAAAAACTCAGCAAAAACCGTACCATAAGTTATACCAAAATCGGCTAAAAAAGTAGTTATGTTTTCAGATAAATCACTGAGTACTGGTGCAAAATTAAGAGCTACTTGTCTACTAACTGCCGTAAACCCAAAACGTAATGTCTCAATACTAGCGTAATAATCATCTAGTTGTTTTGTTTGTTTTTCAGTTACTAAACCAAATTTATCAGCAGTAGCCATTAGCTTTTTTAATTGAGCATCAGAACGATTAAAAGCAGTTATAGTATTTCTATCTACACCTAACTTCTCAGCGAAACTAATACGCTGTGCTTGACTTAATGTTTTAAATTTATCAGTAAGTTCACCTAATACTACATCGGCTTTTTTTACATTACCTTCAGCATCACGTACCGATATACCTAGTCTATTAAAATCATCACTACCTTGTGTGGCAGCTTCGCCTATCTTACTGGATAAAGATACTATATCTTGTCCAAATTTATCAGCAGAAACCCCATTTTGTGCAGTTATAAATTGCATCTTTTGTAGTTTTTCTATTGATATATCTGTGTCTTGTGAGAGTCTTACTAATGCCTCTGAACCTCTTAGAGTAGCATTAGCCCATAAAGCAGTAGCAGTTGTAGCAGCAGTAATAACAGTAGTATAAACAGCAATAGTTTTAATACTTTTTTGTAGTCCTGATTGAAAATTAATTAAGGGTTTTAAACTACCTTTAAATGTAAACTTAGTTACAAGTTCGTTAACGATTGCCATTTTTAACCTTTTCATACTCTACATGCTCTATAGCACTTGTTATCTCTTCAAACTCAGCGATATCTAATATTTCATCAGCATCACACTCTAAGAGTTTAAAATAATCATAACCCCTTTTTGCAATACTAAGTAGAAAAAACCTAGTATCATCAATGTTTGTAAAGTCAACTAGTGAGCTACTTTTAGCACTTCTATAACCTTTTACCCTCCACTTGGACCGCGCAAAAAAGGGTAACTAATCACCTGTAAAACCGTTGTTACAAATAAAATATAATCTTCAGGGTGTTCATGTAATACATTTTTTGTAGATAAAGATACATCATCAACTGAAACACGTTTATATATAATATCACGTTCTATATCTTTAAACTCTTTATCATCCACAAAACTTAAATCCATATTAGATAACATACCCATGATTTTAGATGTATAAGCAAAAACAGTTCTACGTTCATTAAATGACATAACCGTAAACGTATATATACGTCCATTTATCTCAGCTTCTTTATCATCATAAATAGCTTTTATTAAGTCATTTGCTTTTTTTTGAGCTTCTTTTAATTCATCAGGTGACATTATAAGCTTCTTATCATAGTAGATAAAATAGTGTATTCTACAACATCTTCACCATTAGTATTGTTAACAACGTTATCACCTCTATTAACTAATGAACCACCTGCTATTGAATGTGTCTCTGTACCATCTGTACCATCTCTAGTATAAGGTACTTTTAATGAACCTTCAAATACAACAGCACCATTAGCATTATTAATCTGATTAGTTAAATATGCATCATCGGCACTATACTTTAATACACGTACAGTTAATAAACCATCATCTTTATCATTACGTTCTTTAATCACTTTACCACCACTAATACCCTGTGTTTGTGAAGTGATATCATTACCATAAGCTACCGTGAACATATCACCTTCAGGTACATCTTCTATTACTCTGCCGTTTAATGTTAATGTCGCATCTTTAGGACTTACTGTCATTACACTCATTTGTTACCCCTTATATGTTAAATTGTACAATAAGATTAGCTTTATGTATTGCACCTGCATTTTTTACTGCTATCTGAATAACAGGAGATTTACGCTCTTGTCTATCAGATTGTGATTGATCACTTAATCTATTTGCATATACATAAAAGCCTTTAGTACGTACATGTTCTTTTAGTGTATCTACATCGCCAAAAAACTCAGGGCTAGTCCATTCACCAGGTGCAAATACAGCAGCATTTACAAAACCTTGTGTAGTTTTTTCAATAGAATCTACTAATTGATTCACACCTCTAACCGTTTGTGGTATCTTAGTAGTTGCTGCTTTTAAAATATTGAATGTATCAATTTCTAAAGCATCAATATAAGCAATAAGATTATATACATTATCAAAGAAGTCATTTGCAGGGCTAGTAAGCATAACAGGTACAGCTTTAATAGTAGTATAAATATCAAGGCCTACGTTATAAGCTTTTGTAATTTCAGATTGACTATACCCATCAGGCACTACACCTACTATGTTTTTCAAGTTTTCAGTATTAGCAGTATTTGTACCTGTAAATAAAA